CAACGGATTGCAATGTCCTCCAAGCGCAACATCAAGCGGATCAACAACCCCGACGATGTGATGAGCCTGCCGTACAGCATCGTGGCAACCCGCCAGCGGTTCAATATCTACAGTGGGAATTACTAACATGGCTAATATCGCAATTTCTGCTCTTCCCGTTGCTGCTTCGCAAGCTGGCGCTGATGTGCTGCCGATTGTTCAGGCAACGACCAGCACAACCAAGCAACTGTCGGTTACGCTTTTGTTTACCAGCCCGACGTTTGTCACGCCGACCTTGGGCGCGGCGACCGGCACCAGCCTTAGTACCACGGGCAACCAGGTCATCAGCAGCACCGGCAAACAGGGCTACGCTACGGGCGCGGGTGGAACGGTTACCCAAGCGACTAGCAAGGCAACCGGCGTGACGTTGAGCAAGTCAACCGGCCAGATTACGCTGAACGCGGCGGCGCTTGCCGCAGATACTACGGTCAGTTTTACGCTGACCAACACGGTCATTGAGGCTGGTGACATTCTGATAATGAACCACATCAGCGCAGGCACTGCTGGTTCGTACCTGCTCAATGCTCAATCTGCGGCGGGTTCGGCCAGCATCAACGTGCGAAATATCACCACAGGTTCGTTGAGCGAAGCAATTGTGATCGCGTTTGCAATCATCAAAGCGGTCACGGCGTAATTGAAAACGCCCATCCTCGGCGGCAGTTACGTTGCTCGGTCGATCAATGCGGCAGACAACCGCATGGTCAACCTTTTCGCGGAAGCTATTCCAGAGGGTAGCGGCGGGAAGGAAGCCGGGTTCCTGCTGCGGTGTCCTGGCTTGCGGTTACTTGCGACCGTTGGCACTGGCCCAATTCGCGGTTTGTGGGTGACCAATGGCGTGGCGTATGTGGTGTCCGGCAGCAAGTTCTACAGCTTAAGTACCAGCTACACGGCCACTCTTATTGGCACCGTGTCTGGCAGCGGCCCGGTCAGCATGGCCGACAACGGGACGCAGATCTTCATAGCCTGTAACCCGCTAAGTTACATCTACAACACATCCACGGCGGTGTTCGCGCAGATCACAGACACGGACTTCCCCGGCGCTGGATCAGTCGGCTACCTCGATGGGTACTTCGTATTCAACGAGCCAAACAGCCAGAAGTTTTGGGTCACCAGTTTGCTGGACGGCACGGCCATTGACCCGTTGGACTTTGCCAGCGCGGAAGGCTACCCCGACAACGTAATTGCGCTGATCGTAGACCACCGCGAAATCTTTCTGTTTGGCACCACCAGCGTAGAAGTCTGGTATGACGCGGGAACGCCGGACTTCCCTTTGGCGCGGATTCAGGGCGCGTTCATGGAGGTCGGGTGCGAGGCCGCGTACTCTGTGGCAAAACTGGACAACAGCGTGTTCTGGCTAGGCTCGGACGCTCGGGGGCGCGGGATTGTCTATCGGGCCAACGGCTACACGCCAGCACGGATCTCGACCAACGCGGTGGAGTACGCCATTCAGGGCTACGGCAGCATCTCCGATGCGATTGCCTACACCTACCAGCAAGACGGCCACCCGTTCTATGTGCTGATCTTTCCGTCGGCTCAGGCTACTTGGGTCTATGACGTATCCACCACGTTGTGGCATGAACGCGCTGGGTTTGAGGACGGACAGTTTACGAGGCACCGCAGCAACTGCCAGATGTCGTACAACAGCGAGATTGTGGTCGGTGACTACGCGGACGGGAGACTGTACGCCTTTGATCTTGATGTCTACGCTGACGACGACCAGATCCAGAAATGGCTGCGGTCTTGGAGGGCGCTGGCTACGGGGCAGAACAACCTCAAGCGTACCGCGCACCACTCGCTACAACTGGATGCCGAAACGGGCGTGGGATTAAATGCTTATCCCGCTTACGATGCCGAAGACCTTGCTACCGAAGCAGGGGACATCCTTGTTGCCGAGTTTGTGCAAGGCTATCTGGTAACGCAAGCCGGTGACCAGTTAGTCACGGAGGCCGGTGACGGTAACGAGCCGCTAGTGACCCAAGTGGAGCCCGCCGAAGATTACAATGGCTATGCGCTGGAAACTAATTCGTATTTAGCCGCACCGGGTTATGACCCGCAAGTCATGTTGCGCTGGTCAGACGATGCTGGGCATACCTGGTCAAACGAACACTGGAACTCGATGGGCAAGATTGGTGCTTACGGCACCCGCACCATCTGGCGGCGGCTCGGCATGACGGAAAAGATCCGCGACCGGGTCTATGAGGTGTCTGGAACAGATCCGGTCAAGATCGCCATTATGGGCGCTGAATTGTTCGTTACTCCAACGAGTAGCTAGTGGCAAACCTCAATATCACCAACATCCCCGCGCCTCGGGTGCCGTTTATTGACGAGCGCACCGGGCTGATGGCGCGGGAGTGGTATCGGTTCTTTCTTAACCTGTTCATCCTGACCGGCAGCGGGAATAACCCCGTTACTCTGGAAGAGTTGCAGCTTGGGCCACCCAACCAGCCCGATCTGACCGAGTTGCTGATTCAGATCAACCAGAATATCGCCCCGCAGTACGAGGATCAATCGGGCGACTTCCTAGCGACCCTTGACACCGCGCAACTGATGTCAATGATGTCGCGGTTTGAGAACGCCGAAGCCGCCATCCAAGGGGCGTACCTCCAACCCGTTGTGCAGACCGGCACCATCGCCAGCTACAACCTTAACAGTAGCCCGACGGCGGGCGGTGTGGCCTACGGCACCGGCCCTGCGTTGGCGGTCAGCGCAGCCGGGACAGTGGGCCAGGTGCTGACCAGCGGCGGTGCTGGAGCGCCGACATGGGCAACTGATGGCGGTGGAACGGTCACCAGCGTGTCTGTGGTGTCAGCCAACGGGCTAGCGGGAACGGTAGCCACCGCAACAACGACCCCGGCGATCACGCTTTCTACGACCATTACCGGCCTGCTCAAGGGCAACGGCACGGCAATCAGCGCAGCGGTATCCGGCACCGACTACGCTCCTGCAACTAGCGGCACCTCGATCCTGTACGGCAACGGGGCTGGCGGGTTCTCCAGCGTCACGATCGGAACAGGCGTGGCCTTTTCAGCCGGGACGCTATCCGCAACAGGATCGGGCGGCACGGTGACCAGCGTGACCGGAACGGCCCCCGTTGTATCGTCAGGCGGGGCGACCCCAGCGATCAGCATGGCTGCGGCCACCGCAAGCGTCAATGGTTACCTGACCAGCACCGATTGGTCTACATTCAACAACAAAGGAAGTGGAACAGTCACCAGCGTGGCCGCGCTGACCCTTGGCACGATCGGCACTGACCTGTCCAGCACCGTGGCAAACGGCACGACCACGCCGGTCATCACGCTTCAAGTTCCGACCGCGTCTGCGTCTAATCGCGGGGCTTTGAGCGCCGCTGATTGGACTACGTTCAACAACAAAGGCAGCGGCACAGTAACCTCAGTTAGTGGCACTGCTGGGCGGATATCTAGCACCGGCGGGACTACGCCTGTCATTGATCTAATTCCTGGCCCCGCATTCAGTGCTTCATTGTCTGGAAATCAAACTGTTAGCGCGGGAACGACTACCAAGTTAACTTTTAACACAGAACAATTTGATACCAACTCAAATTACGACAACGCTACCAATTATCGTTTCACGCCAACCGTGGCTGGCTACTATCAAATTAACGTGGTGTTAGATTTCGCAGACGTTAGCGTTGGCGTACAAGATGTTCTTGGAAGGTTATATAAAAACGGTTCGCAATATCTTGTGCCTGTTCGTTTTCACACCGCCGCAGGTAATGAATGGGGTTTGACAATTCCTCAACTGGTGTATATGAATGGCTCTACCGATTACTTGGAAGTCTATCTTCAAGTTGTCGCGGCTACTAATTGCGTTGTATATGCCGGTAGTAATTTCTCTGGTTCATTAGCGAGGGTTGCATAATGTCTTTAACAAAAGTAAGTTATTCAATGATTGCGGGAGCGCCAGTCAATGTTGTTGACTATGGCGCAAGCACATCTGCAACCGGCGTTGCAAACAGCGCAGCGTTTAATGCAGCTAAAGCAGCGGCTGGAACTTACACTGTAGCCGGTCAAACTGTTTATAAACCTGTTTATGTACCGCCAGGTACTTATGCAATTGATGGCACTGTAGTTGGGAATTTCTTTACAGAAGGTATTGTAGGAATTACCAGCGGCGCAGTTCAGTATATTGTGTCTAATGGCGTTGGAGCAAGCACATCAAACACGATCTATGGCCCTGGCGCTATGCCCGGCGCTACGCCAACAGGCGGCGACTTGGGACTTTATAACACGGCCTTTGGCAATGAAGCCCTTGTTTTTAACACGACAGGCTATCGTAATACGGGCATAGGATACGCGGCCTTACGAAGCACAGTAACCAATTATTCAAACACAGCAATTGGCGCTAGTGCTGGTTATTCTTTGTCAGATCCTGCTGCCACGGGAAATACAGTTGTCGGAAGTAGGGCGCTGTTCGCATCAGTAAATGGCTACTTCAACACTGCAATCGGCAGCGATTCAATGACATCCACTCTTGGTGGTTATGAGAATACTGGATGTGGCAAAAACACACTGTATACCAACACGACCGGCTATAGAAACACTGCCGTGGGGCTTAACGCTTTATATTCCAACACGACCGGCTATAACAACACCGCGCTGGGGTATCAAGCCTTGTTTGCCAATCTTGGTGCTGATGGCAACACATCCGTTGGCCGAAATAGTTGTCTGGCGTTAGTTAGCGGGGGCAATAACGCCGCTTTTGGCGACCAAGCATTGCTGGCAAACATAACCGGCGGTGACAATGTGGCAGTGGGTGTTCAAGCGTTGAGTACCGCAACAGGAAGCCAAAATACCGCCATCGGACGAGCCGCTGGGTTAAATGTAACCTCAGGCGAAGGAAACGTCATTGTTGGCAGCAATAGTAATATTGGTTATTTGCCTGTTTTTGACATAACTACACAAAACAATCGGGTGGTTATCGGATCGTCATCTGTCACCAATGCTTATGTACAAGTGGCATGGACGGTTGTTTCTGATGCCCGTGACAAGACCGACTTTGCACCAGTACCTCATGGTTTGGATTTTGTCAGCAAGCTGCAAACCACAGCTTATCGCTACAAGATGAACCGCAGTGATACCGAAGGTCACGGCCCGGTTCGCTACGGCTTTAAGGCTCAAGACGTGCTGGCACTTGAAGGCAACACGCCCGTAATCGTGGACGCAGAAGACCCCGACAAACTCCGCTTCAATGACCAAGCGTTGATCGCTGTGCTGGTAAATGCGGTCAAAGAATTAAAAGCTGAATTTGATGCGTATAAAGCGGCGAAAAACTAAGGAACCAATATGAGCAACGTCAATCTCTCAGCATTTGGTGGTGTCGGTTGGCAGTTCTTCGACAACAACGGTGTGCCGTTGGCGGGCGGTCTGATCTATACCTACGCGGCAGGCACCACGACACCGCAGGCCACCTACACGACCAGCGCGGGAACGATAGCGCACACCAATCCGATTGTGCTGAACTCGGCAGGCCGGGTGCCTGGTGGGGAGATCTGGCTACTGTTTGCCAGCTACAAGTTTGTCCTGCAAACCTCGGCTGCGGTGTTGATCGCAACCTACGACAACATTACAGGCGGAAGCGGCGTACCTGCTATTGCCAACTTTACCGGCGATGGAACCACGGTCAGTTTTGCGCTAGGGGCGGCGGTTAGTGAAAACACTACAAACGTCTACATCAACGGGGTCTACCAGCAAAAGAACACTTACGTTCTTAGTGGGTCAAATTTGGTGTTTTCAGAAGCGCCCCCGAATACATCTACGATTGAAGTCAGCTTCACCTAGCCGGAGCCAAACCAGTTAGCTAAGGAGAATTAAATTGACAGTTACAGTTAAGGTTTTGATTCCGGCTAAA